ACCCGAAGGTGATGTGGACCTTTAGGAGATGTAAGATGCACTCCCGACTCATTGGTCAGATTCATGATAGTATTTGTTCTTACTGTCATAGAAACGAAAAGGCTCAGTTTAAAGATATTGCACGGACGATCATGTGCGATAAGTTGAGGGCCGCGTTTGATTGGATAATTGTACCATTGGAAGTTGAGTTTTCGTTTTCGCCTGATGGTGGAAGTTGGGCTGATTGCAAAGGAGAAAGTGATGAGTAATGATAATAATCCACTTCATACAAAGTACAGGCCTGATACCTTTGAGAAGTTTATTGGGAATGAAGCAACATTAGAGGCTCTTAAGACAGTGCTGAGACGGGAAGTAGGTATCCCACCAGCCTTTCTTTTTCAAGGCCCAGCAGGTTGTGATAAAACAACCCTTGCAAGGATTGTAGCCAAGGAATTGGGTTGTTCAGGGCCCGATCTTCAAGAGTACAATACTGCAAACACACGGGGTATTGATACTATTCGAGAGATTTCCATGAATTGTAGTTATGCTCCTTTGGGAGGAAAGTGCCGGGTCTACATTCTTGATGAGTGTCACCGACAGACAGTCGATGCACAAAACGCCCTGCTAAAATTGCTTGAAGAACCTCCTAAGGGTGTTTTTTTCATTCTCTGTACAACAGACCCTGAACGGATGCTTAAGACCATTAGGAGTAGATGTCAGGTTTTTCAGTTGGGCACTTTACAGAGGGCAAAGTTGAGGAATCTCCTTACCACTGTCTGTGAATCTGAAGGGGTTACTATTTCAGAAACTATCCTGGTCAGTATTGTAAAAGCGTCAGAAGGCAGTCCCCGTCAAGCATTGGTGTTATTGGATCAAATCATAGATATTGAAAATGAGGAAGTCGCTCTGCAGGCAATTGTTGAGAATAAAGGTGATGATACTGCGGTCAAGGACATCATTGATATTCTCATAGCAACACAACCGGAGCGGTGGCGGCGTCTGGGACCTGTTCTAAGAAACTTTAATCAGGATCCTGAGCAGGCCAGGCAAGCGGTTGCTGGATATTTGTCAGTCGTACTACTGAGTCGTAGTGATGATCGACTTGCAGACATTCTCAGTTCATTTTTAGAGCCTGTAACTTATACAGGACGGGCTGGTTTTATTTATGCCTGTTATTTAGCGTGTAAATTTTAAAATTCATTATAATAAAGTAGAGGTAGGAGGATTGTATGCCTGGTGGAGCAAATGAACTGCAGATTGATCGAAACAATCTCGATAGAGAGTGGTTGATGCAGGCAACGCTCTATCAGAGGTGGGCAGAAGAGCACGCTGTTGCTCAATCACGCCGTGATTCTCTAAAGGATGAGTTGGGATTAGTACTAGCTGAAGTTGAACTTGAAGTCAGACAACACCCTGCCGAGTTCGGTATTGATAAAGTTACTGAAGCAGTGGTCAAGGCTGTGGTAAGTAAGGACAGTAGGGTAATTGAAGCAAACAAACAGTATCTTATAGCACGGGAGCGAGTTGCTGTTTTGGGTACAATGGTTGAGGCTTTGAATCACAAAAAAGCGGCGCTAGAGAATCTTGTTAGATTGTGGTTAAATGGGTATTGGGTTTCCAGCGATCAGCCACGGAGTGAGTCCAGCAGAGAAGATTATTTTCAAAATATACATGAACGGTCGTTGGCAATGAATCAACGTCTTCGTAGGAGACAAAAGGAAGAAGGAGGAAGAAATGAGTAAATGGTCAGAGTTGCGTCGTCGGGCAGGTGAAGAATTGACTCGAAGAACAGAAGAGTCCTATGAGCAAAGGGACTCTTATGGTAAAGGGAAGACTTTTTTTAGAGAGGACATAGAGGTTCCTATTTGGAACGCTAAGGAAGGTGACCACTGCATTGATATTCTTCCTTACATCACAGGTGAGAACAATCCTAATTCGCGAGTAAAACCTGGGTCGATTGGTTATGTTCTCCCCCTCTTTGTGCATCGAAATGTTGGGGCGCTTGACGCTTCGTATGTTTGCCCTGCAAGAAACTTTGGTAAGCCGTGTCCTCTTTGTGAGGAGCAGAAATCACTTCGTGATTCTGGTTATGAGTATGACTCCCCGGAAGTCAAGAAGTTGGAACCGCAGAAAGTTACTCTCTACAACATCGTTTGCTATGACAATGACAAGGAAGAAGATAAAGGCGTTCAGGTGTGGCCTATTGCACACTGGAATATGGAACGTCATCTGTCAGAACTTGCAAAGGCAACACCCAGGGGTGGTGGTTTTATTGCATTTGCTGATCCCACAAGGGGTAAGTCGATTATCTTTCGTCGGGAAGGCAAGTCAAAAGAAGGCACTCGGTATGTTGGGCACAGATTCGTTGACAGGGACTACGAGATTGCGGATGAGATTCTTGATAGCACTTTTTGCTTAGAAGAGTTGCTCTATATTCCAACCTATGACGAAATTGCTGAAGCGTACTATGCAACAGCAAAACCATCTCAGGATGCTGCAGTTGAGAAGCCCAGTGCAACAGGTGATGCTGGTAGTCGTGTGAGTAGACGACAACGGATGTCCTCAGAGGTACAAAATCCCGCTGAAAGGGCGGAAGAGGATGTACCTGCATCTGTGGAAAGGTCGGTTCGTAGAAGAAATTTACCAGTGGCTACTCCTGAGTGTCCAAGTGGTGGTGCATTTGGTGTTGACACAGATAAGTTAGAGGATTGTCAAGACTGTCCTATTTGGGAAGAGTGTGCTGCTGAGAAAGATTCAAGGCAGACTCTCCGTAAAGGACAGCGGGCTGCAGTAACTGAAACCTCAGCCGCTGAGACATCTCCAGCCAGGACGGTTCGTCGTAGGAGGGTGTAATGACAAAGTTGAGGAGGCGTGAGCCCTCATCTTCAACTGAGTCCGTTAAGACACAGATTAGAAAAAAGAGGGGAAACCAGGAAAAAGATGTCCGCTATCTCCCCACTGGGAGTACCCTCCTTAATCTTTGTCTTTCCGATCAGGTCGATGGTGGGTATGTTATGGGTAGCATGGCAAATATTGTGGGTGACAGTTCTGCGGGAAAAACATTTCTACTGTGGACTGCATTTGCTGAAGTTGCCAACAACCCAGCGTTTGACGATATTATCATTGTCTATGATGAACCAGAAGCCGCCTTCTTTATGGATATTGCTAAGTTGTTCAATATGCCCAGTGACAGGGTTGTGTTTGAGCGGTCAAGGACGGTCCAAGATTGGCTAAAGAATGTTGTGAAGTATGTTAGTAAGGGTAAACCATTTCTTTATGGTACTGACTCCTTTGATGCTATTGGTTCGCAGGAGGAACTAGACCGATTTGAGGAGTTAATGAAAAAAGGGAAAGAGAAAGGGTCATACAAAACAGAGAAACCAAAAGCCGCTGGTGAGTTGTTTAGGGTGATTACAAACTATCTTGAGTCAACTGACTCATTGATGCTTGTTCTTTCCCAGACGAGGGATAATATTGGCGCTACATTTGGTGAGAAGAAAACAAGATCAGGAGGTAATGCACTCCGATTTTATTCCGCCCATGAGTACTGGCTTCACATTATGGGGCATATTAAGCGGAAGACCAGGGATGTCGGTGTTGATGTTCGAGCGAGAGTAAAAAAGAACAAAGTTACTGGGAAACTACGCACTGTTGAATTTCCGATTTTGTTCGACTATGGTGTAGATGACATTGAGAGTTGCATCAACTTCCTCCTGGCGGAAGGCGAGTGGTCGATGGCTGGTAGCAGGATTGTTACAGGAGATTCACTCATCACTGATGGGAACACATCCATGCTCAAGAGTGAGCTTATCAAGGCTATTGAAGAGGACGGATTGGAAAACCTGCTACGACAGCGTGTCCAAGAGTGTTGGGATTCCGTTGAGAAAGAAATAAGTACAAACAGAAAACCGAAGTATAAAACTGATCGGAAAGAATAATGACTGCTCTTGTTGTTGATTCTTCATGTCTTGCTCACATAAGTAAGCACTCCATGAAAGGCCTGTCCTTCTATGAGAAAGAGACGGGCGTTATTTTCGGGTTCATGTTGCATCTCTTGCGGTTGGCGGAAAGATTCTCAACTAAGCATTTTGTGTTTTGTTGGGACTCTAGAAAAAGTCGGCGACGGGAACTTTTTCCAGACTATAAATCTTCTCGGAGAAAGGAAAACTTGACTGATCAGGAAATTTGGGAGAATGATATTGCAAGGTTACAATTTGATCAGTTACGGAGGGAGATTATACCAAGACTGGGTTTTCAGAATCAGTTTGTTCAATCTGGATATGAAGCCGATGATCTCATAGCGAGAGTTGTTGGTCAAAGTAATGGAGAGTGGATTGTAGTTTCAACAGATGGGGATTTGTACCAGTTACTTAATGATAATACCACTATCTTCAATCCAATGAGAAAGAAAGTTTACACAAACAGAGATTTTTGTGCAGAGTATGACATTCCTAGTAGTAGGTGGGCAGAGGTTAGATCACTTGTTGGTTGTTCTTCAGATTCTGTTCCAGGAATTTTAGGTGTTGGTGAGAAAACAGCGATTCGTTTTCTCAAAGATGAATTGCCGAAGTCGTCAAAAGCATTCCAGAGAATTGTTTCCAATGAGGGTGCCAAAATTGTAAATAGGAATGCAACACTTGTTACACTTCCTTTTCCTGGAACAAAAGAGTGTGTAGTTAATTTCAACAGCGAGATTCTGTTTCTTGATTCTTTTAGAGACATGTGTGGTCTGTTTGGGTTTCGTTCCTTCTTAAAGGATGAAAGCAAGTGGGTAAGAGCATTTGATTTGAAGTGAGGTGATTAGGAGTGAAAAAGTTTAGCGGTCTTGAAGAATATATCGACGACATATTTGGGGTGTGTTTGTGCGATTCGTGCAAACATTTCATTGAAGGGAACAGTTGCAAGGCATTTGATGAGATACCAATTGAGATCGTGTCAAATAGTTTCGATCACAGACAACCCTATCCAGGAGACCGGGGCATTCAGTATGAACAGGATCCTGAAAAGGCGGATGTACCTTTGCCTAGTTTTGATCCTGATTAAGAGGTGATTTAATGGAAAACTTTGAGAAGTTTAGAGGAAGGATAAACGCCAGTCTCGGTAAAGAAGGAGCCAGTGTAGCGATGTTGACATTCAACATACTCAGGAACATCCATCTCATATCGACTGCGTTTAATTCTGTTATGTCGACTGATTCGGGCAAGTCACTTGTTGAATCTATCACGAAGTCTATTGGGTACATCACACCTGAGTTTGGCGAATTGAAGAAGGCACACCTTAATTTTGAGGTAGATCTTCTTTACAAGGAATATAAAAGATTGACTGTTGATAAATGTCTCGAACCTGATGTTGCGCTGACACTTATTGATATTGCAACAAACAAGAATAGGGGTAGATGAATGACCGTTTGCGCTTATCCCTATTTCAAATGTTCCCAATGCGATAAGATAAAGCCATCGAATGAAAAAAGGATAATAAAAGTTGCTTATGGGGATTTTGGAACAGATAGTCAAAACAGAATGACTTACACTTTGCATCATGTTTTTATCTGCCAAACTTGTTTGGATGAAATAGAAACTATGGAGGATCGTGAAAATGGAAAAGAAGTTGTTTCAGGAGAGGCTGACCTTTAGACTGAACGCACGAAACAATGCTGTTGTTGTTTTTTTTGATGGTGCAGAAATAGCGACCTATTTCAGAGAAGAAAAGGAGCTGGCGTTCCATTCTCGGTCTGTGAATTTGGCAAGCGATCCTGCCAAAGAACTCACTGAGCCGATAATCATGGAGCTTGTTTCGAGAGGGTTCATTTCTGCTGTGGCTCCACAAATCTTTGCTGGTAAACATGTTAGTCGAGTGATTGAAAAATAGGAGGAAGACATGGCTGACTTGAGATTGATGAGTGAGCAAGAGCTGAGAAATTTCGAGGTCAAGTTTCCGAGGTCGTTGCAGGAACTTGAAAACATAATTGAGGATTTGACAGAGCGAGAACACGATTACGGCACCTGTGTTTATGCAATGAGCATTGTTGCTGTTGCGGCTTTTAATTATGTAGCTGCGAAATTGGGGTGTACTGGATTTCAGGCAGGCTGTGCTGATTTGGACATCATTTGTCGTACACGAGATTTGAAGCACGGCTTTATGATCATCGATTACTCTAAGCTTCTGTACCCACAATACTGTAATGAAGAACATTTTCCTTCTATGAATGATTTTCTTGAAGCGAATCTTGATCGTCTTGGCGCTGAAGCGGAAAAACTGTTAAAAGAAAATCACGAAACGCCAGTTCATCCTGACATTGAGCAACACTGGAAGAATTTGGTCAAAATGAGAAAGAACAAATTGAAAGAAAGGGATGCCAAAGATGATTAAGTTCAATCCAGAGAACAAAGCAGAGCTAACGGTTGGTGAGTGCCTCAAACCTGCAATGGAAATAAAGGACAAGGACGAGGCAATGCAGTATCTCAGGGATTATTCCGCTTACATTGCGGACAGATTAAGCAGAACACCAGGAAAGGAAAACGAGGACGCTGTTGCAATAGCGAGGCATAACCTTGGTTACTGGGCAGGCTACTACGACAAGGAAACACAGATTCGTGTGCAGGAAATTTTCAATTGTATTCATCCAATATTTGGTAAAGCATCGTATGGCGATGAGATGTGAATCACGAAACGAATACGGATATCCATAGACATAGATGAAGAGCACATGATGTCTTCTTTGTTTAGTGATCACCGTTCTACCAGTGTTGACGCTGGAATGGAAATAGACGGAGAAGAAGTGTTTAGGCTGAAAGTTGTGCTTTCGTCAGGAGAGCACATCAAAAGCACAGTAGAGAAGATGCTGTATCTTATGCAAGATCGTGTTTGAGATGGGTAAAAAAGCAAAAACAATACTGATCGTTTTTTCTTAGTTTTGTGCCTTGACAAGACGGCGATGGCAGAACTGTTTTACATCACCCAAGGTCACGGGATACACACTTGGGTTGTAGCGCTCTCTTCAAGAACCGATACTGTTGAATTGATATATGACGCTTATGGATTTGACGGAACAAAACCAGAAGATCGACTCAGGACATTTTCAAGGCCACGAGATATTACTTACTGGCCTTGTGCCTGATTTGTCGGGCATCACCTGCCTGGAAGGTGGGTGTTGGACATAGAAGAACCTGATGGCGTAACGATTCAGGTATGGACGACAAACGGAGTAGGATGGACAGTTCAAGAGGGGGAGTGACAGATGGACTTCATGAGTATTTTTCTTGTCATGATTGGAATTCTTCTTATCGTTGCATGGTCAGTCGGGGGAGTGATCGTTGTAGGGATGACCGAGTTTTACAATTCGATGAAGGGTGGCAAGCGACTCCCCAACTACATGATTTACCTGATCCGAATAATTGGTGGTCCAGGAGTATGGACTGCATGGATTATCGAAGAAATTGCCGAATACAGGCGGAGCAAACGCCTTCAGAAATACAAGGGGACGGAATGAGTGCATTGGAACTGTCAGTGGTGATGATACTTATTGCTGCCATTTTGTTAGCGTGTACAGAATGAAAAGAGAGCACGACATAAAGCAGAAGCATCTTCGTTTTCATCTGCGTTGGCTGAGACGCAGTAGGTACATCGAGAAACATCCAGACAGGGTAACCCTTAGAGACATTGTGAGATTGAGATGCAATGTTTCAATCAGACAGGGTAAAGTGAAAATGTCTGTGCGGTATGTAACCAAAGGAAGAGCACGCATGATCAGAGAAAGCATGTCTCATTGTGTTGTCAACTTTGTTGAAGACAAATGGAGTCGTTGTCCAGAATGGGCCGAATGAAAATCCTCCCTCTCCCTGTCCGTTGCTGTGATTCCTTCGGACACGGCAACAAAAAGATGATCTGCCCCGATCATCGGCACAATATATAGTGGGGAGAGGGAGGACCATATACAAGGGGTGGGTGAATGGGGATCTTTAAACACCGAAGCAGAAATGACGAATATTATACGGACTACATCAGGAACAACTGGAAAGATAAGTCAGATCCTGAGATTGGAAAAGTATTAGGTATCAACTCAGACACAGTCAGATCCATTCGGCGGAGAAACAAGTGGATCAAGAGAGAAGCTGGAAATCCACGATTGCCCGGAAGAGAAAGAGCGTCAAAGCGAAAGAACAATGTTGTGCATAATGAAAAAGGTGGGCCAAAAGAATGCTTCGACTACCTGACATGGCTCAAGTCTGTAGTTGAACATGTAGGGACAGATCAGAAGAGGCTGAACGAATTTCGAAAGCTCCTGTATATAAGTGAAGGAGTCACCACTCTACCATGACGGAATACCCCTGTGTGATGTTCCTGTAGCCGATACCCTCCCAAATGCCCTGGCCGACCTGTGGCTGGAACTGAAAGGAGAGAAGGTATGAATAAGTTAATAAACCCGAAAAAAGTAATCAAGGAACTTGAAAAAATAAAAGAGAAACTTGCAAGAG